ACGGCATAGTTATTTTGCAACATCCAATCATTTACAAAGAGACCATCACAATAAACATTGGCCAAAAGTCGGCCATATTTTTCTACAGACACATTTCTCAAATCAACAAACTTGTCAATTATTTTTTCGTGAAGCGCATCACGAGAACAAATAGCGAGATTTTTTTCAAATTCAGTTTTTGATTTGATCTCTGCGCAATCTATTCCAGCCAATCGAACTGAGAATCTATAAATAGTATCATCACTGCTATTATTTAGTTTTGACGCTATAGTTATAGTATCTCCGTCGTAAACTTTGATTACCTTTCCGCCCGTTACATTTGGTACATATGGTACACATGTCTTCCAAGACGCATTATTCAAATAAGATAATTTACCATTCATTAAGTTGGAGCACTCGGGTGGTGGAGAGGTATTTAACGGGATATTCGCTTTTTTTGAATTGCATAAAAGAACACAACAGCAAACGCGCCTTATGCAGTTAGTAAAAAGTCCAGAAATGGTCATCATCTAAACATTATGTTGAGTTGGTTTTATTTAGTTTTGAGATAAACATTTAGAGAGAGGGGTCCATGAATTACCCGTCCGTAGTATTTTTCGTTTGATATGATATATTTGTAACATTGATATTATTTATTATTTCTACGACGAGCGTTGCGATAATAAATATAACAAGAATAAGTTGTAGTGAACCTGTTATTGCCATATTTTTATAATTTAAATAAGTAAACGTTAAAAGAAGAATGCAAAGAATAGATATAAAAAATAATACTTTGAATCGATCTAGACGAACACGATTATCTCTGGACATTTTTAAGAATCCGTAGGTTTTGTTCAATCTATTAATCTCAAGTACGATTGTCAAGATTTCACGAAATTGAAGTCCAACAATTGGAAGAATAAACCAAAATATAGGAATAGATATTTCATTTGAGTACAATTTGTAGCTGGAAGGTAGAGTCAATACTTTCAAATTCCTATTTTTATCAGAAAATATGTCAAATAAAATACAAATAGTAAATATACATTGTATTATAAATATAGAAACAAAACCCGTTGTCTCAATTTGCTCGGAATACACGCAGAAATATGCGAATATGTATAAAATAAATAAAAAAAGGTATTTTATAATAGGGTACGTATCCATATAATATATGTCTATTTTTTTGCGGAATCTTCTACCCATTTAATAATGGTTTCGTTTTGACATCTGCGTACATCCCCGTTGAAATTCTTCAACGGTATGAATTTGGGTTTTTTCATTGTATCCGTTTTATAAAAAACATAAGGTCCAAATTTTCCATTACGTATTTGCATATCTGAATTAATAATACGGATAATATCTTTTGAAATTTCAGGTGCGCGTTCAGATGACGACGACGACGCCTTTTGTTCTATCATGGGAACTATATTTTCCAAAGTTACATCATCGTGTCCAAGATCTTTTATGCTGATGTTTATTTTATTCCATTCTACATAAGGACCGTATTTTCCGGTTTTAAGAATGACGTCAAAATCTTGGAATTTACCCAGTGTGGAATTTTGCACATGAACCAAGTCGGAATAATTATACTGTCCTGATTCCAATTTTTCTAAATCAAGAGTGACGTCGGGATTTATTTTTTCGTATACAAACTTACCTTTTCCGTCTTTACTTCTCAAAACCGGCCCAAACTGCTGAAAACACACTTCGTGAGTTTCATCCAGATTATATATCTTTTTATCGAGTTTTTCAATTTCGTCAATAAGCTTTTGTATATCTTTGAAACACGTATCGCAAATAGAGTGCCACGGAACCAAAGCGCCACTCGCAATAAGATCTAACTGTTTCTCTAAATTTTGAGTATAATCATATTCAAATAAATTACTAAAATGTTTCAATAAGAATTCGATACATAGGATGCCAAGCGGTTTAATGACTAATTTATTTTTCTCATTGCCAAATGTTTTTTCCTTTTCCAAGATTTCGACATTAGGTCCAACTAATTTGTACTCTTTGCATTTTATAACCTCGCCTTTTATGTCTTTTTTCTCTACATATCCTCTGTCTTGGATGGCGTCTATAATTGAAGCAAAAGTGGAAGGTCTTCCTATTCCCAAATCTTCCAATTTTTGGATAAGACTGGATTCCGAATAATGATTGCCCACGTATTGGGCAGTAACTGAGCTTTCTATGTAAGAATACGGGATCTTTGAACTAATTAAAGACTGTAAATAAAATAGCGTCTCTTGGTCTTCGTCTTTTTTTTGATTCGCAGCCTTCATCCAACCCGGAAACGTCGTTATTTCCAAGATGTTTTCAAAATACGTCGACTTTTTCACATTTTTGATAGCTGGACAAGTTATTTTTACGGAAATTTGCTTGTATTTTGAATTGGACATGCAACTTTCCATAGTATTTCTCCAAATAAGCTTGTACAAGGATTGTTCCTTGGAATCCATGTCTGGTAAACAATCTAATTTTATATCCGTAACTCGTATCGCTTCGTGTGGATTCGTTTTATCTTTATTCTCTAAGAGATCCATATTTCCAAGATATTCATTGGACCCGAATTTATCTGTAATAAATGGCGCAGCTTGATCTAAAAATGGTTTTGCGTACTTGGTATTTTCCGTTCTCATGTACGTAATATGCCCGGCTTGGTATAACTTTTGACATAATTGCATAGTTTGTTTCGGAGAATAGCGCAATTGGTTATGCACGGACTGTAAAAGAGTAGACGTGTTGAACGGTTTTGGTGGAGTTCGTTCCTTTTCTTTCGGGGATTCAATCGTCATTTTATGTGCAAATGACACATTTTGTTCCAAGAACGGAATAATATCAATTTCCGATAAAAAGGCGTGATTTAATTCAAATGGAATGTTTTTAGAAAAGAAGTATCCTATCGTTTTATATTTCGTTTCAATATCTTTTTTTGCCTTTTCGTTTTCATATATGAGTCGAAGTGCAGGGGTTTGACATCTACCTGCGGATAAAGCGTTGGATTTCGAATAATATATTTTTTTCCATAAAACGGGGGATATAGTAAACCCTACAATTACATCCAGAACCTGTCTTGTGTGTTGTGCTTGCACAATGTCCATGTTTACAGTGGTTATATTGTTGAAAGATTCCAAGATTGCCGGTTTTGTTATTTCACGGAATAAAATCCGTTTGCACGTTTTGACATCCAGACCGAAAGTTTGACATATATGCCAAGAAATGGCCTCCCCTTCTCTATCATCATCTGTAGCCAAATAAATACAATCTTTATCAAATTTCGAAATTTGATCTTTCATTTTTTTAATATGATCTTTTTTATCCGAGATAATATCAAAAGTAGGGTGAAAGTTTTTCTCTATGTCTATCGATTTTAATCCAGATAGTTCTCGAATGTGACCTTTAGATGCTATACATTTATATTTTGCACCAAGATAGGATTCTATTTTTGAACATTTTGAAGGAGATTCTACTATAACCAAATATATGGCAGTCATGAGTTATAATATATATCTTTTTATTTTTATATTCTTATACATTATATGTCCAAGAAATATTTGAAAAGGGGTTATTTATTGTATTCAATTCTAGTTTTTTTATTAGGCGTTCTCATATATTACTTTATCAACCGTGAGAATAAAGAAAACATGGAAAATAAAAGCGAGACGGAGTTGGAATTATATGTAAAGGGGTTTAAAGAAAAAGAGAATCGAATATTTCCGTTTCGCTATTTTGAAGACGAAAATGATAATATTTTGCCGGTGGTTGCCGTAACCGGTCCCTTCCGTGGAAAAGACGCGCTGGATAAATATAATGAATATAGAGAAAAAGGAGTCCATATATTTGGAATAACCGCGTATAAATCTTTTCCGCGAATCATAGTTGACGGAACTGAAAATAAATATGAAATAACTGACCAATTTGATTATGTGTCTGAGATAAAAGATTGGTGCACGTGTTTTAAAAATAATAGCGATCATGGATTTACCGCAAATAATAATACAATTGAGATAAGCGAATCCGATTTTTATGATGTGGATGATAAAGAAGACGTTACCAAGAAATATGATTTTATTTATATATGTGGAAAAGATGGAGATAAGTGTCCCCTTAATGGGTGGAACGCAATCAATAGAAACTTCAATTTTGCCTTGGCAGTTTTCCCAATTATGATGAAAAAACATGGACTAAAAGGTTTGATTGTAGGACGCATTGGTTGCGGCCTTGAAGAAGAATATAAAGACAAAATCGAAATAACGGATTTTTTGCCTTGGGGTGAGTTGCAAGATAAAATGCGAGAATCTAAGTTTTTATTTTTACCAAATGTAAATGACGCATCACCAAGGGTGATTTCCGAATGCTTGACAAAAAATGTCCCAGTTTTAATGAATGAAAACATATTGGGAGGATGGAAGTACATAAACCCCGAAACAGGCGAGTTTTTTACAAATGAATATGACTTTGAAGATGCATTGAAACGACTCTTGGATAAATTGGAAAATATATCTCCCAAAAAATGGTGGAAAAAACGATATAGTCAAAAGACGTCGCGCAAAAAATTGCGCGATTTCTTGGATAAATCTTTTCCTGGCGTCTTTGTCAATACAAAAGAGGTTAAATTTGTATTGTAAGCCGATAAATTTATTTATCGGCGACGGTTATATTGAATAATCAATATTATAAATGGATATAAACATATTTTGATATATTTATATTGTAATGAAAATTAAAATAACGGTAGAAGCCCGCGATTATTCCAAATATTTTATAGAATGCCTGGACGCAAACCAAGAAGATGTTAAGATAGATTTAATGGAAAATAAAATATTTTCGGGGGACGTTTTAAACGTAAATGAGAACGGCGTTATGGAAAGAATAGAATCTCCTGTGCGCGCATCCGAACATATTGGCATTTTGCAAGTGGATTCTAATAAAACGTATGGCCGAACTGAAAACAAAAAACGGTTATTGTATCGGTGTGTTCCTTACAATAAGGAACTCCCCGATTTTTTGATTCCTTATGAAATAAAACTTGGTTTTCATAAATCGATTTGCAATAAATACGTGATATTTAAAGTACTGGAATGGACAAATAAACATCCCATGGGATTATTGGTTGAAACTATTGGTGACGTCGATGATATGGCGGCCTTTTGTGAATATCAACTTTTGTCCAAGAAATTGAATTATCCCATAAAACATATTACGAATATTGCAAATCGATTTATGAACGAAAACTCATTGGATAAGTGTATTGAGGAATCTGATGTATTGAAAAAATTTAATCTGAAGGATAGAAGAAAAGAATCTGTTTTTACGATTGATCCAAAGGGGAGTAAAGATCTGGATGACGCGTTTTCTGTATGTTCAATGGAAGGCGGTGTAAAAAGAATAAGCATTCACATTGCCAATGTGGCCGCTATTTTGGAATTGATGAAAGCTTGGAATTATTACGGCGATAGAGTGTCTACTATTTATCTACCGGATAGAATAAGGCCCATGATTCCCAAAAATATGTCTGAAGATATGTGCAGTTTATTGAAAGGTAAAGATAAAATAGCCTTTACTATGGATATTTACATAGATCAATTTGGTAAACTCTTGGAATTAGACACAGAATTTTCGAATACGATAATAAATGTACGAAAAAATTATGATTATGAAGATCCCGGTTTAGAATCAGATTCAAGTTATTTGTATTTGAAAGAAGTCTCAAAAATGACCAATAGCCACTATGTGGTTGAATATTGGATGACTTATATGAATACAGTTTGTGCCGAAAAATTAAAACAACGAGGATCTGGTATATTTCGAGCCGTGAAATATATAGATAAAACCAAATTGGCCAAAAAAACGGGCTCAGATTACGATGCGATATTATCGCAATGGAAAAACATAAATTCTCACTATGTTTGGTTCAATGAAGAAACCTCACATGAAATTATGGGAAAATCCGAATATATTCATATAACAAGTCCTATACGTAGATTGGTGGATATAATAAATCAACTTTTGTTTTTGCGCGAAATAATGAAGACAGAATTATCTCAAGAAGCTATTCGGTTCATAACTGAATGGAAATCGAAACTTGGTTTCATTAATGATTCTATGAAATCCATACGAAAAGTACAGAATGAATGTTCCATTTTACATAAAGTTCAATCCAACGAAGAATTGTTGAATCGTTCGCACGACGGTATTGTGTTTGATAAATCGGAAAAGAATGGCGTTTTTAAGTACACTGTTTATTTAAAGGAATTAAAATTTGTGTCTTTTATGAAATGTGACCAAGATTTCAAAATTGACGAGTATCGTCTTGCGAAATTCAAAATCTTTTTATTTGAAAACGAAAGTCATACTAAGAAGAAGATGCGGGTTCATATGATTTAATTTTTATTATATATGTTATATATATCATGAAATATGGCGTAACAATATTTATTATTTTAGTTTTAGTTTTAGTTTTAGTTTTATGGTATTTTTATAAAACAGCGGACATAGAACCATTCGACACAAACGGAATTATAGAAAGTTCCATACCAAAAAAGATATGGACATATTGGGAAGGGGATTTGCCCGTTTTAGTTCAAAAATGCATAGAATCTTGGTTAAAATATAATCCAGATTATGAGATAATCATTTTAAATAAAAAAAACATCGGTCAGTATTTATCCGATGAGTTGTGCAGGGAAAGCGGAATAAGAGAAGATAAATTGGATATATTTGAACTGAAACACGCGAGTGAAACATCGCAGCGTTTTTCGGATTACGTTAGATTGTACATTTTA